GAAACAGGCAAGGGTGCGCCTGATTTCAAGCCTAGCCAGTGGATTCACTGCGCTGAGCAGGACGATACGTACATGGACCCAACGGTGACATTTGACAACCTTTATAGTGACAATAAAAAATGACAACTTCAGGGACAACGAGCTTTAATCTCCAGATCGATGACCTGGTAGAAGAAAGTTTTGAGAGATGCGGGATGCGGATGACCAATGGTTATCAGCTAACTAGCGCTCGGCGGTCCTTGAACCTTTTATTTTTAGACTGGGCAAGCAGGGGATTAAACCTTTGGACAATTGAGCAAGCCACATTTCCCTTGGTCCAAGGGTCGAGAGAACTGGTTCTGGCGGACGACACAGTGAATGTATTATCAGCTGTAGTAAGACTCTTAAATTCTGGTCCTTCTACAGACATTACGATTGATCGAATAAGTCGTGAAGAGTACTTAAATGTACCTGATAAGACGACCCAGGCACGCCCTTCACAGTACTATGTACAACGTGCTAACCCAACGACGGTGTTTTTATATCCTGCAGCGGATCAAGACTACACTTTTGTCTACTACCGCATTCGTCGCATCGAGGATGCAGGGGACTACACGAACACAGCAGACGTGAACTTCAGGTTCTTGCCTTGCTTGGCGAGTGGACTGGCTTATATGTTGTCTCTTAAGTATGCACCTGAGCGTGCTGCAGCATTAAAGCAGATATATGAAGAGGATTTTCAAAGGGCTGCATTAGCGGATCGCGACACAGCAAGTGTTCACTTTGTTCCTGACGTAGGATATTAATGTGGCATATGCAACAGGCAAATACTCTCTCGCCCTCTGTGATTATTGCGGACAACGCTATGACTATAACGTTTTGCGCAAGAATTGGCGCGGATTTATGGTCTGTCCTGAAGACTATGAGCCAAAAGAGCCACAACTTGATCCGCTTAAGTACCGAGGCGATGCGATTGCATTGCGCAATCCTCGCCCAGATCGCATTGAACCAGTTTCAGTATTTGTTGGAGCGCCTGGGTTTTCCGCGTTCCAAAGTTTGGGAAGCGCCAATGGTGGCACAAACATGCAGCCCTATCCTCCTGCTAAAGCGGTGGTGGGGGTTGGTAGTGTTGGATCAGTTACGGTGGTGACCTCATGACATACGACGAACTCGTTACAAACTTACGCAATTACACTGAGGTAGATGCTAACGTATTCTCTCCTTCGGTAATAAACACGTTCATTACTATGGCGGAAAACCGTATTCTGCGTGACATTGACTTGGATGTCTTTAAGTTAGAGGCTACGGCTAATACGACACCTAACAACAAGTTTCTAACTGCTCCAACTGACATATTAACGCACAGATATATCATGGTGACTTCGGGGACAGGACAAGTGTTTCTTGATTTCCGTGACACGTCATTTATGAAAGAGTATTGGCCTAATGGGACAGAGACAGGGGTCCCAAAGTATTACGCTGTTTGGGATCAAAACACTTTCTATTTAGCTCCTACACCAAATGCGTCTTTTGTGGTGGAGTTAGGGTATATTTATCGACCAACACAGTTATCCCCTGAAAATCAGACAACCTGGATTAGTAAAAATGCGCCTGAAGCGCTGCTATATGCGTGTTTAATTCAAGCATACAGTTACACTAAAGGTCCATTAGAGATGCTCCAGTACTTTGAAAACAGCTATAAACAGGCTGTCCAAGGATTGGGTATTGAGCAACAAGGTCGTCGCCGTCGCGATGAGTACCGAGATGGTATGATCCGCGTGCCAATTAAGTCAGAGAGCCCTGGTCCATGAAAATAGGTCAAAAAACATATATTAAAGGGGCAGGGCTATGAGTTTTTTAGGAAACTTCATGTGCACAAGCTTCAAGGTTCAGCTCCTTGAAGGTGTTCATGACTTTCGCCCTGCGGAAGGGGATGTAGTTAAGATTGCCTTATATGACAATAATGCCTCATTTACCGCTGCAACTACGGCATATACCACTGTAAATGAAATAGCGAGCTCTGGATCGTATGTTGCAGGAGGAGGTATTTTGACAAAAGTATCCCCTACTTCTAGTGGCACGACTGCCCTCACTAGCTTTTTAGACATATCATTTACAAGCGCTACGATTACTGCTTATGGTGCTTTAATCTACAACAGCACCCCAACGCATACTTACACCAACCCTGCCGTTTGCATTTTAGATTTTGGTGGCGCAAAAACATCCACTAACGGTACTTTTACAATTATTTTCCCAACGGCAGACGCAACAAATGCCATTATCCGTATTGCGTAAAAAGAATGTAAATAATAGTGTCTTGAATTAGGTGATCTGTTAATATATTTAATACAAGTACTTCGGCGATTATCCGCCTCAACTAAGGAGTTTATGATGTTAACTAGTAAAGCAAATGCGATAGATGTTTTAGGCGCTACAGTCCAATCAAATCTTGGCGCCTCAGATGGTATAAAAGGCGGTGGTATGTTCACTGTCCAATGTTTTGACAAAGACGGCGTCCTTAAATGGGAAGCGACCAAGAATAATTTGGTTGTCAACGTCGGATTAAAAGACATGAATGAAAAATACTTTAGTGGTAGCGCCTACACCGCCGCTTGGTATGTTGGTTTATACGGCGCAGCTGCTTCAAACAACCCTGCCGCTGGTGACACAATGTCTTCTCATGCTGGTTGGGTAGAAGTTACTGCATACAGCCAAGCAACACGCCCAGTAACAACATTTTCCGCCGCAACAACAGCCGACCCCTCAGTGATTACAAATGCGGCTAACGTGGCTCAGTTCTCTATTACTGGCACTACAGTAGTAGGTGGCGCGTTCTTGATTAACAACAACACCAAAGGTGGTACAACTGGCGTTCTATTTTCTGCGGCGGACTTCCAAGCCCCGGGTGACCGTTCGGTTGTGAGTGGCGATATCATAAACGTAACGTACCAATTTAGTTTAAACGCCGTGTAATTCTTGAGTAAATAAATTGGAGTAGTACGTTGCCAACATTTGAAGCCCTTATATCTGAGTCAGCTAGTGCAAGAACTATTCGAGATATAGGCGGTGGATTCTCGAGCGGTGCGTTTTCTTCAGGGCCTTTTGATGCGTTAGGTAATATTACTAGGGCGGTATCGGGCGACACCTTATTCACTAATATTGTGGCTCAAAGCTCGGTGGTGGATGTAAGTTTTGTGCTCGATGCGGCGAGAAGTGTCGTTGTGTTTAACAGTGCGTTTACAGACGTAATAAGTGGATTTGATAAAATCTTTACGCAGACGCAAGTCAACTCAAGTGTGCAAGCCAGCGCTCAAGTTTTAGATAGCGCGAGTAGTATATCGACGTACCTTGCTTCTGTTTTAAACTCGGCAACGGTATCGGACTTAATTGTTGGCTTACCAGAATACTCAGGACGGGTGTTTGATGGCGCTAGTGGTGTTGAAGTAACCTCTGCGACGGCGTATTTCGGTGCTAGAGTTAACGAGGTTGCCATTCCAATAGATGTTATTTTCACTAACTTTACGGTAAACGCGGCGGTTGCAGAATTGATTCAAGGTGTAGATAGACCCTTTGCACAGGCCACAGTGTTTTCGTTCTTGGCGAGCTCAGCGTCCTATTCTGATATGGTTATGGCCCTATTACAATGGGAGCCTATAAACACAAACGTCCCCGCTGTGGTTGATTGGGAGCCTATAAACACAAACGTCCCCGCTGTGGTTGATTGGGAACTTATAAATACTAGTATATAAGGAATTATTATGGCGTTAATTGTCAAAGACCGTGTCAAAGAAACAACCAGTACATCTGGTACAGGCACCATTTCGCTTTTAGGAGCAACGGTAGGCTTCCAATCATTCTCAGTTATCGGGGATGGTAGTACTACATATTACGCGATTGTTGATGCCTCAATAGGTGCGTGGGAAGTTGGTGAGGGCACATACACCCTGAGTGGTTCAACGCTACAGCGAAATGTGGTTTTAGAGTCGTCTAACGGCGGTTTATTGGTTAACTTCTCCGCCGCAGTTAAAGATGTATTTGTAACCTACCCCGCAGAGCAATCCGTAACCCAAGATGGCCTGTTAGCCGACATCGGCACAGAC